GCCATTCCCACGCCTCCCTCCACCCACATTTTTGCTGCCCTGCGAACCCAAAAGCCGGGTAAGAATGGATTTAAGGCTTTTGGGCTCGCTTATTCGGGCAGCAAAAACGTCGCCAACGTTCGACCAATTGCATCAAAGGACAGTTGCGGACAGCCTGCCCTTTGCGTAAATACTTACCCTGTAAGGACTTAGCGTTGCTAGTTCGGTACGACTTGAACGCTGAAAAGATGATGTTATCAGATATGACATCAATTTTCAAAAATACGGGGTTTTTCTATGAGAAACGACTTTACTTTGTTTTACAGGGTTGTCCCTTCGGGGAAAAAGGTGGTGTATTATTACGCCTACGATGAAGAGGGAGCGCGGCGCGGTCCTTGGACTACAGGGCAGCTTAATAAGACGGCGGCCAGGAATTTTTGCAATTCGCTGAACAGGAGAGGGGCTTTACTGCCTGACACTAAAACCATGCCGACCTTTGAGGAGTACGCCGCAGGCTTTTGGGATTGGGAAACCAGCCCTTATCTTAAAGAGCGCAGGAAGCGCAGGAAACTAACGCAGTCATATACTGAAAGCGCGAAAAAAATAGTCGCACATTCAATTTCGCCTTTCTTTGGAAAAATGAAACTGGATAAAATTACCGGAGAGGTTATTGAGCAATGGATTGACGTTTTGCTTGAACAGGGAAAAAAGAATGTAACGGTTAACGGTTATTTCAGCACGTTAATGACGATGATTAAATGGGCGGTCAGGAAAAGGGTTATTGACCGCGATCCGTTCCTCGATGTTCAAAAACTTATGAAAGAACCTAAAGAAAAGAAAATCATTACGCATGACGAATTCAAGGCGTTGTTTGTTACCGACTGGAGAAAAGCGTGGGACAGCGATTTGCTGATGTGCACAGCCAACAAACTGGCGGCGCTGACGGGTATGCGGTGCGGCGAAATATTGGGGCTTAAAGGCGAATTTGTTTTTGACGATCATCTGCATTTGCGCGCCCAATATGACGATTACGGCTACCGTGAAACGAAAACCAAGATTAAGCATTTAGTCCCGCTGACAAAAGAACTGGTCAGGGATTTGCGGAAACTGATCAAGACAAACAAAGACGGTTTTGTTTTTTCCGAAGACGGCGGGGAAAAACCAGTAACCCGCAGGCGTTTTTATTACAGTTTGCAAAAGGCGTTTTGGAATATCGGGATAAGCGGGGAAGAAATGAAAAAGCGCGGTCTTAATATACATGCGTGGCGGCATTTCTGCAATACGGAATTGCTGAGGGGCGGTCTGACCGTTAAGAAGGTTCAGGCGGTTACAGGGCATAAAACAGAAAGAATGACAGATAACTATACGCATTTTAACCCGCTGGAGTTTGCGGAAGTAACAAAGATACAGGAAACGCTGCTTGCGCCGAAAGAAGAAAAACCGAAGGAAGAACGCCCCGCATTAACGCTGGTGAAAATGCCGGAAGCCAAAAAAGCCGAACGACGAAGAAAAGCCTCATAGCATATTAAAAACTAAACTATGCCCTCGCAAGATTTAAACGCTTGCGGGGTTTTTTTTTTGCCCGAATAAATATTTTCCCTTAGACAAAAATTGCACCAAAGGACAGTACCAATCTGGAAGCCGTGATGTGATATTTGAATATATGACCGTGCCGGACAGCTTCTGTTTGCCGTTACGGTTTGGATTAATTTTTTCGGGGGCGGTTGTGGAAACGTATTTGAGCATTGAAGAAGTTGCAAAGTATTTGGGCGTTGCGGAGAAAACCGTGCGCAAGTGGGTGCTTAACCGTGAAATACCCTACCGCAAGATTATGAAGGTGATCCGTTTCCGTGTTTCTGAAATCGAGGAATGGATTAACACAGGCGGGATTTTCTGCCCTGTTGCTGACGAAGCCCATGAGGGGGATTTGTTTGAACAGGAAACCGAAGATACGCAGGCGGCGGAAACCGGGGGCGATGAATGACTGGCATCGACAAAGCCATCGAACAGGCAAAGGCGGAGATACTGCCTTTTGAAAGCTGGGAGAGACTGCCGGGGGAAAGTTCACCGGCATTTGCCGCTTTTTGCTTTTTCCGTGATTACGGGGCTGAACGGAATATCCGCAAGGCGGTGGAAAGCGCGGAGAAAGACGAAGCAAAACAGGGCAAGCGTTACAGGGTTTGGCTTAACTGGTCAACTCAATTTAAGTGGCGTGAACGTACAGCGGATTATGACAGATACACAGAAAAACTGAAACAGGCGGAACTCCGCAAAACAATCGAGGCGCAGGGGGAAATGCACAGGGCAGTAACAGGGAAAATGCTTGAGGTCGTGAAAAAGAAACTTGACGGCATGAACCCTGAAGAACTTACGCAAGGGAACGTCACCGAATGGGTGCAGACTGCAATTAAAGCGGAACGGGAAGCGGCGGGTCTGGTTGCGGATAACGGCAGGGCTGAACCGAAACAAGGCGAATTGTCTTTTGTTGATGAATTTAAAGGTTTGTAAGATGCCAACAAAATTAGTTTTTAAACCAACTTCAATACAGAAAAAAGCCCTGCAATTATTAAAGAGCGGGGCAAAACATATTTTGCTTTTCGGCGGGTCAAGGTCTGGGAAAACCACCGTTCTTGTAATGGCTATTATTTTCAGGGCTTTGCAGTATGCGGGAAGCCGTCATCTTATCTGCCGTTACAGGGCGAAGGATGCCCGTTCATCTGTGCTTCGGGAAACAATGCTGCCCTGGCTGGACAGGACTGTAGGCAACAACGCTTATACCTACCTGAAACATGAAAGCATGATCAGACTATTCAACGGCTCTGAAATATGGATCGGCGGTCTTGGCGACAAAGAACAAGCGGACAGAATTCTGGGGCATGAATACAACACAATTTATTTCAACGAAATTTCGCAACTTACCTACGCATCTGTAACAACCGCTTATTCAAGGCTGGCAATGAGAATACAGGGCTGCCGAAACTTGTTTTTCTACGACTGCAACCCGGGTTCACCGCTTCATTGGGCTTACAAAATCTTTGTTTTGAAAAGGGCTTTTCTGACAGGAGAGCCGCTTGAAAAGTCCGAACTTTACGCATCAATGCTTCTTAACCCCGAAGATAACAGGGACAATCTGCCCGAAGATTACATCGCCGACATACTCGATGTTCTTCCCGAAAAACAAAAATCAAGGTTCAGAGACGGCTTGTGGGTAAAAGCCGAAGGCGTGATTTATGACAAGTTCGATGAAACGATGATTGTCAAGGCTTCCGACCTTCCCGAAAAGTTTGACAGATACGCCGCAGGGCAGGATTTCGGGCTTAACATTACATTCGTAAAAATAGCTTGGCTAGGAGATGTGATTTATGTCCTTTGCGATTACGGGGCTTTCAATATGACCACCCAATCCTTCAACGAAGAACTTACCGCAAGGGGCTGGCTGGACTGCCCTGACGGTATGGGCTGCCCTGTCTATTGCGATCCCGCAGGCGGGGAAAGGATACAGGAAATAACGGGCGGGGTTAAGGCAAATAATTCTGTGGACAGCGGGATAGATTATATCAACGCAAAAATAGAACGCAAGCAGCTTTTTGTTTGCGAAAAGTGCGCGGGGGTTTTATCTGAAATATGGGATTACTGCCGTGACGAAGCGGGGCAGATTGTAAAAGCCAACGACCATTTTCTTGACGCTTTAAGATATGCGGTGTTTTCCGATGTCCAGCACGGGGTTGTTTTTCAATGAAACTTTTTAATATATTTTCACGTAACAAGCATAAACCGTTAGTTGATACAACAAAAAGCGGTTTTCAAAATTTCTTGACTTTTGACGATGATTTTAGTATATTTAATACGGAACCCTTCAAAGACCCTTACCTTTGCAACGCATGGGTGAATATTGCGATTAACATTTTAACCCGCAATATAGCCCGTGCGGATTTTATTATTGAAAGGGAGGGGGTTGAGTTAAAAAGCGGCTCTCTTTTTTCCCTGTTCCACAGGCCGAATGAGAATTTAAGCAGGTATGATTTGTGGAAGGAAACCGCCGCATGGTGGTTTGTAGAGGGCGAGGCGTTTTGGTGGTTCGGGCAGGATTATTCAGGAGGCCTGCCGAAACAACTGCACATTCTTAATCCCCGGAAACTCCGGCTTGCGGGAGAGGGTTTGGATGTGCAGGGCGATTTTCAAAATAAAAATCGGCGATGGTTTTACCATACCGGAACCGAATTAGTACCGATTTTTTCTGACGAACTTATCCACTTTAAGGACTGGAACCCGTGGAACCCCCTGCGGGGCGTTAACCCTCTTGCCTCTTTAGCCCTCGAACTTGAACAGGATTATTTCGCAAACAAAGCCAACTCAACATTGCTCAAAAATAACGCTATACCGCATGGCTTGCTGAAAACTGACCAAACATTAAGACCCGAAGAAGCAGACGCACTGGAGCGAAGGTGGGAGAGCAAATACGGGCAGGTAAAAGCGGGGCGCAAAATTGCGGTGCTCGGCAAGGGCACAAGTTTTGAAGCGTTAAGTTTCAATCCCGATGTCGTGAAACTTTTTGAACTGAAACGGTGGAACCTCTACGCCATTCTTGCAAAATACGGAATTCCCCCTCGTGTCGCCAATATCTCCGACAGGTCAACGGCGTTAAGCGGCAAGGACACTAAAGAGCAGCACTCGGCGTTTTGGCAGTACACGCTTATCCCGCTGTTGCGCCAATTTGAACAGATACTTGAAGCCCAGTTTTTTATGCGGTTCGGGTTAAAGGAAAACGGGCGCTTTGACCTTTGGGATATTCCCGAATTAGCCGAGAACGAAGATTCGCAAAGCAAAAGAGACATAGCCGAAATAAACGCCGGAATAAAAACAATCAACGATGTTTTGAAGGAGAGGGGCAAGGAAGCCAAACCCTGGGGCGATGTCTGGTATCGCCCCAAAAACATGATCGCAACCTCTGGTTGCGCCCCTACGGTTAAGGGGGATGAATGACGGGAGGAACGCTTTTAGTAAGCAGGGATATTAATAATCACTCTCACTATAAAAAGCGTTTTGAAGAAATGGGCTTTAAGAACGTAACCGTTACGGGGGCGGAGAAAGACGGGCTGAATATGGTTATCAGCGAACTTAAACCGCGCCTTGTCGTAATGCAAAGCGGGTTTTATGACTGCGCCACGCCGTACATGATGAGCCTTTTGCTTCGGCGGCACCCTGATTTAAATGTGGCGGCTGTGTCGCTTGAAAAATACCCGCCTTACCTCGCTATGGGGCTGGTCGCCAACGGCGTTACATCTTATGTGAATTTTGCTGACGGCGCGGATCAGTTTTATACCGGACTGAATTTAATCAAAGAGGGGAAAAAATATGTTTCCCCTGAAGTGGAGAAAAGAATGATGGCGAGGGAACTGCCCAAACCTTCGCGGGAACTGACGGAAAGGCAGATTGCGGTAATGCGGATGTTGTGCAACGGTTACACCTCTTCGGAGATTGCCGGAACTATGCACCTGTCTGAAAGAACGGTCAAATTTCACAAAGCGGAGTTATACGTCAATTTGAAAGTTCGCAATGAAAACGAACTTATCAGGGTTGCCCTTTACTTGGGGTATGTCAAAATTGACGAGCTTGGTTTTTACGGCGGCAGGTATGAGTAAGAGAAAAGGTAAAAGAGAAAAGGGAAAAATTAAAAGAGCGGTGGTAAGAAAAATGGCGGTGGTAAATATCAATATATTTTCAGCTAACATATATTTTAGGAGTTTGAATTATGATTATTAGGACTAAGGGCGGGGAATATCGGGCGGTTGTTGATACAATGCTTATGGATTTTCTAGGTGTGAAGAAAACAGTTGCGGGAATTCAAAAGGTGGCGGGTGATGTGGAGCTAATCGCTTCAGTGCCTTTTATTAAGTGTAACGGGGAAAATGAAAAAGGTTTTGCTTGGACACTTTCGACTTTTGACCTTGACAGGCACGGTGAGCGGATTGATCCGCTTGGGTGGGATATTAAGAGGTATATGGAAAATCCTGTTGTTGAGTGGTCGCACAGGTACGATATACCGGCTATTGGAAAAATTGAAAATCTTACTGCTGACAGTGCGGGGCTTCACGGCGTTATTTGCTTCAACGATAAATCTTTTGATCCTTTCGCTTGGTCTATTGAACAGAGGATAAAAGCGGGAAGCATCAGGGCGGGTTCGGTCGGCTTCCGAGTAATGGAAATTGAAATCCCGTCTAAAGAGGACAGCAAAGACGGAACTTGCCTAATTTTCCGTAAACAGGAACTTTTGGAATTTTCAATTTGCAATGTCCCTGCTAACCCGTATGCGCTTACGCGCAAAGAACAAAGAACAGGGAACAAAGAACAAAGAGAAATGAGCAATGAGCAATTAGCAATGAGCAATGAAAAAGAACAAAGAATAGGGAACAAAGAACAAAGAGCAATGAAAAGTGAGTTAAGCGATAATACTGTCAAGTTTTGGGGCGGTTTGTTACAGGTAACAGGGCAATGAGTAACATTGCTAAAAATAATTTTTAGGAGATTTTTATGAATGAAATGATTAAGGCGATTAAACAGAAAATTGCGGAAATGAAAAGAATTGACAAGACGGGGTTCGGCAACACCGAAACCGCTACGGCGTATTTTCAGGAAAAAGAGTTAATTCTTGAGAATATTGTTAAAACTCTTGAAACATATACTGTTCAGGAAACTGCCGAAGTGGAAGCACTTAAAAGCACGGTTAAGTCATTGCGTGATGAAATCAAGGTGCAGGCGGCAGCCCCCAGAGAACTTTCAAGGCGGGAACTGCTTTTTAACTTGGGCAAGGGCATCTCTGCGGCTTGGGCGGGGAATAACAAAACCTTAGCGGGATTGTCCTTTTCGCCTAACCTTAAAGCCGACAACTGGACTAACCCTCGTGACGTGGCTTGGGGGGAGAAAGGCTGGACTGTGAACAAAGCCGCTCTCGGCGATCCGATGGGGAATATGGCGACTAACGAACAGTATTTGATTAACCCGATTTACGAAACTGAAATAATGCAGGATGCCGCAAAAAAATCAGTGATGATGAACCTTGTCCGTCACAGACCAATGATGGGACCTTCAATATTCCTTCCTACAAGAGACAGGGGCGGGGTTGAACTGCACTGGCTCACTGCCTACGGTCAGCAGATCAAAGGGAGCAAGCCGCAGGGGGCGGAGCGTGTGGAATTAAAAGCCTATACTCTGGCCGGCTATATCCCCTGGTTTGACGAATTTGAAGAAGATGTTTTTGTCGATTTGGGGCAGATGTTCATTGATGAATTTACCGAAGTTTACGGACAGGAATTTGACAGGCAATGTTTGTTAGCCGATAATGACCCTTT